ATGAAACTGCTTCTACCAGAACTGAATTATGGCCAAGGATTTAGTTTTAACAATGATATATTTGGGAGAAAGCGATTAAGTAAGCAGCTAGAAAGAATAATATCCATCTCTGAGGATGACGGGCTAGTAATTGCACTAGATGATAAGTGGGGGAATGGGAAAACCACATTTTTAAAACTATGGGAAAATGAAATAATTACAAATAATGAATATGAAGTGATTTATTTTGATGCCTTCAAAAATGATTATCAAGAGGATGCATTTTTAGCTCTTGCTTCAGCGATTTATCCATCAATTAAAAGTCCAGAAAAGAAATCAAATTATATGAATGCCGCAAAAGAAATTGGCAAACTTCTTTGGAAGCCGGCATTAAGAATTGCTACAAGAGTTAGTACTGTTGGTTTAGTGAAAGGTAGTGACTTTGAAGAAATTGGTGAAGTTATTGAAGAAAATGTAAATGACCAAATTGAGAAGATTATTGAAGAAAAACTACAAAAAGCAGAAGAAGAGAAAAATATCATTGATACTTTTAGGGCCTCTATAGAAAAAGTGTCGGGTGATAAAAAGATAATATTTATCATAGATGAGTTAGACAGAGCTAGACCAGATTTCTCTTTAGAATTACTGGAAAAAATAAAACATATATTCAATGCTAAATCTGTATTTTTCATTCTAGCAATGAATAAAGAGCAGTTTACAAAAACCATCCAAAAAAGGTATGGGCAAATAGATGCAGATATCTATTTAAATAAATTCATTCATTTTTGGTTCACATTACCAAAGCTTGAACAGAGATTCGATAAAAGCACTACTTATGAATTTATAGAATATCTCTCAAGAGAACTGAATTTAAAAATGAATGGTGATTTTAAATATGCAATTAGCACACTTAAAAACTTGCTTAAACTCAGTAATTGCTCATTACGTGAATGTGAACGTTGTTTTTCTATATTAATAATTTCAAGTTCAAATGAATTAAAGTCATCTGAGGCTCAGCAGGTATCAATTGCCATAATCTCGTATCTAAAAATAATAAAGCCAGAGACATTCAAAAAAATAGAAACAAACTCCGCCTCTGCTGAGGAAATATTCAAAGCGATCAATAAAGATAATATCACGGAAATAAGTAAAACATTTATAGAAAAGGTAATTTATAACAGCACATTATCTGAACAAGAAATGGTCAAAATGGGCGTCATGCCAATTTATGATGATTGGCATGAATTGAAAAAACCATTGCAATGTGCATTACGAAACTTCGAAGATATTCTATAACATCAGAAACTCATTAGAATACCATAATGGGTATTTTTAATTTCTCAGTCTTAAAATTACAAAAAAAGGTACTTGTGGAACTGCCATGAATAATTTATTGAATTTATTTAAATTTTCGTTAGCGTTTTCCTTAACGTTATTTATAAATGCAACTATAGTGTATGGACTATTGCGTGCAGGGTTAACAACATCAGGTGCACTTGGTGTTTACGCTTTAATACTTACAGTGCTTCCAGGTTTTACTACTATTAAGAAAAGACTACAAAATATAACTTTCATGGGAAAGGACATTGATCTTATATTTTTATCTTCTATAGCAGTAGGATTTATAACTGTTCCCGTAGCAGTTTTTGACACATCAGTAGCATGTCCTGATCGATGGGGGTATGGGATAACAGGTGCATTATTATCATTAACAATTATTTGTTCTGTGCTAAAAAACAAAAAAGCCCCATAAGGGGCTTTCTTAACTTCCACCAACCATGATCAATAGCACCTGCATAAGTTGCCCCAATGGAACTTGTATTACTACAATCCCAAAAGCGTCAAGTACTGGTACTATGATCCAGTTGTATAGGATGATTGCAGTAATCACGAATCCTAGAGCATTACGCCAGTGAAAAGACGTTCGCTCGATTTCTTCTTTGTTTACTTCAATCTGCCCTTCGGCATTGGTCTTACTTACTTCCTGTTGAATGGTTTGTTTCTTGATGAAAAAATCCATTCCCTTAGATATAAGACCTAGTATTACTGTTAGCATTTATTCAATTATCCCTACGCAGTAGGCATATACTCGCATCCCCTTTACGAATAACTCTGTTTTACCTAGTACTACTACGTTGAATTCCATTTCGCGTAGTTTCCATGTGTAGCTATCCCCAACACGCAAGGGTTTACTACGTTCAAACATCACATTCATATGCTGATTGCTAGTATAGCCAGTTTCTTTTAGTTTTTTTCTTACGTGTTTACTCATAAACATATTATGAATTGGTTTACTATTAGCCATTGGCGTATGACTATCTAGTGTAATATATGGCGTTTCGCCTTCAAAATGTTCTTCCATACTCATTGTTTTATTACCTTAAATGATCCTTTGATATCTGAAATTACTAATCTTGCCCCTTTCTCTGCTTCATTATAGAAGTCATAGATAATCTTACTGACCCTGACCCCGAATATGCTCCAGTCATAATCAGGAATAACCGGCCTCATGTTGGCTGCATATTCTTGCAACCGACAGACTTCTCGGCAAATTCAGATGGCGTCATCCAGCCCAGCGCAGAATGGGGACGTCTCTGGTTATAGTGTATGCGCCAGGCCTCGATTTTGCACCGTGCATCCTCCAGGGACATGAACCAGTTCTCGTTCAGACATTCCTGCCGCAGCCTGCCATTAAACGACTCCACAGTGGCATTGTCCGTCGGTGTTCCCGGGCGTGAGAAGTCTATACGGATCCCTCGTTCATATACCCATTTGTCCAGCATTTTCCCTGCAAATTCAGAGCCATTATCGGTTTTCAGTAATTGTGGTAAGGACCGTCTGAGCGCAATGGTGTTCAGCATCTCTGCGACCTCCGTTGAGCGCAGATTCTGGCCCACGCAGATCCCCAGACATTCGCGGGTGTAGAGATCAATTACCGTCAGCAGACGTAACCGACGCCCGTCAAATAAGGCGTCAGAGACAAAGTCCATGCCCCAGATATGATTCGGATACAACCCCTGAGGCTGGGGCTGCCGACGCTGTGCCGATTTATTCCGGCGCGGGCGTTTGAGACGCAGGGACAACCCCTGCTCACTGTAGAGCCGGTAAATGCGTTTATGATTATCCCGCCAGCCCTCCCGCCTGAGCATGACGTGAACCCGGCGGTAGCCATAGTGGACCCGGGTTTCGGTGATCTCCCTGATACGCAGGCGTAGCGCACTGTCGTCTGCTGCCACAGAACGATAGCGGAAAGAGCTGCGGCTGATCCGTAGCGCAAAACAGACCTGCCGCTCGCTGGCCCCGTAGCGTGCCTGCAAGTCCCGGACCCATTCACGCAGACGCGCCAGCGTCAGGTCTTTTTTGCCAGTACATCCTGCAGCATGGCCTTGTCGAGGCTCAGATCGGCAACCAGCTTCTTCAGCCTGAGATTCTCTTCCTCAAGCTGCCGCATGTGCTTCAGCTCCGAAGGAGAAATCCCGCCGTATTTCTTGCGCCACGTATAGAACGTGGCATCGGAGATGCCCAGTTTGCGACAGACGTCCGGCACGGACGTCCCCAGTTCAGCCTGCTTCAGGGCAAAAACAATCTGTTCTTCGGTGAATCGTGATTTTTTCATCGGCACCACCTCCGTTCAGGGAGTGTAGATCATGCCGGAATTCTGTTTCTGAATGGAGCAGGATTTCGGGTCAGGGTCAGAAGTTAACCCACCCACCAGAAGAACCATCCCCAGGTGCATTTGATAAGAATATGTTCTTATTGCCACCACTTGTTGTAGTAAGTCCTACTACTTGACCTTGTGCGGCGATAATTGAAGAATTAGCAGTGATACCGCCAGAGGCTGATAATGTTCCTGGTACTATTAATTTCCCATCTTCATCTAATTGCATGTAAGCATTTTTTCCATTCGCACTAACATGGAATGTCATCTTACCTACACCATTTTGTACTTCATGGTATAATCGACCTGAACTTGTAGTAGCACCAGATGTATTTGCAATGTTAAGGGTTAAAATACCACTGTTAGCTACACCAGAGGTTGTAAGATCTGCACCAGCGAATGTTGGTGTATTATTTGATCCTAGACCTAAGTTAGTACGAGCACCCACCGCATTAATACTACCAGTACCACCACCCGTAATAGGTAATCCAATTGGATTTCCATTACTGTTTTGGAAACCTATATCACCACCATTACCAATAACTAAACGTGTATTATCTGGTGAAGTTAGTAGTGTGAAACTATTATTTTGAATTAGACGATCTACTTGTAAATTTGTACGAGCGGAAGCAACATTATTAGCACCAGTACCACCACTAAGAATTCCTAATGCAGTACCTAAAGTTAGTGAACTTGCGTTAACATTCATTAGGGACATTAGTTTAGTAGCAGGATTAAAACTAAATGCAATATCTGGGCTACCAGTACTGTCTGGTTGTAGACGAATAGAACCACCGTTAGCTACTAAAAACCAATCCTTTACGCCAGCTTCGGTAAATTTGATTGTCGGACTAACAGAAGCAATTGATAGTGGGTTTGATGCAGTACTATTAAATCCTCCAGAGGTTGAAGAAATATAATTTAGCACTGCCTGTCCACCAGTAATATTAACTGCATTTGAATTCTGTAATGCCATAGTTCCTAAACCTAAGTTAGTACGTGCGGCATTAACATCACCTAGATCACTTAGATTTTTATAAACTACTAATTGTTTTTCATTAGTAACATTACCCAAACCTACATCAGCACTATTAATTACGACATTACCAGATAGAGCCTTACCATTTACCGTAGTAGTTTTTGGTACTAGGGTTGCCGCAGTATCACTAAGTTCTGTTTTGGTAGCAAGTGGTGCCACTGCATCACTAAGTTCGGTTTTTGTTGCCAATGGTTGTACAGCATCAGATAGATTTTGTTTTGTCGCATAATTGCCACTTAGATTATTATTGATATCAGTTAGTTTACTATCAACTTCACCAGTACTATAAACATCTAGGTTTTTACGTGCTGTGATTACACTTGTTACATCACTTAGATTTTTAGAGGCTACTAATTGTTTTTCATTAGTAACATTGCCTAAACCTACATCAGTATTATTAAGTACGATATCACTCGTTAATGCCTTACCATTTACAGTACGGCTAAGTGGTACATACTGATTTGCAATCTGTGTTGCTGTTAGTATACGAGTCCATGCGGTACTTGTGTTCATCGCGTAGATGTTTAGATTACCTGCCTTTGAGATAGCAAGCTTACATACACTACTCATATCTACAAGACCTATACCCAACATATCAGCCCCAACGGGATTGTCTGTCTGATCTGCTGGAACCTTGATAAAGCTGTTACCATCTGGGGTAACTGGTTCGTACTGTGGTACGTCTACGCCGTTTGAGCCAACACCAAATGAACCTTCATAGAGTGGCTGTAATGCATTGATTGTGCGTAGTTCTGAGATAACATCTAATGGTGTAAATGTGTACACCTTGTTCACTACAGAATCTTTATCACCAGTGGTTGAGGTTGCAGTGATAACCCCGCTTACGATTGCATAATCAATAGTCCCATCAGTTTGACGATAGTTAAGAATTGATTGAAAATCCTTGCGACTCTTTGCCATTGAATCTAGGAATACAGTACTTTCCTCAGTTGGTACATAGTGAATTACAATATCAAATGGTTCTACGTCTTTGTTAGATAGTAGTACTGTCTTATAGTTACTGTCTTATAGTTACTATCATATGTTTCATAGTCCAATTGAGTATTCTTAAATGTAAGCGTTGGCATTTCTGCTAAATTAGATATTTCTTTTACACTGGCACCCATTGGTACGTTATTTGCGGGATCGTCACTGTATAGTAGTTTGAATAGATTCCCTGTTATTAGTTGAGCCATGTTATTTCCTTTTCATTGTTGCTTTAATATTTATTGAAAAGGCTAAGGAAACACTACCGGTTACTGGATCTGTTACGATATCTGATTGTTCATATGAATAACCTAATAGTACAATGCCAGCATCTACAAATGCCTGTGCCTTTAATGTATCGAATGTAGTAATGATTTGATCATAGGTAACACTCGGTGCTGTATTCTTTGATTCTGGTTTAGGGCTAACTAAGTACTGTACTGTGAAGCTCCCAACCTGACGAGGTAACACCGAATAATCAATACTTTCAAAATCAAAATTAAATGCAACCTCTGCGAATACATCAGCATCACGTGAAACAGTTAATTCCTTCGTTGATGTGATTAATCCTTTAAATGTTTTTCTAACTGTGCTTACTAAGTCCATTAGTAATCCTCCGCGAAATGTTGCCCCTCTTCACTGCGGTAATAGATATCAACCATACCCGAAAGATCATCAACAATATTGTATACTTCTTTATTTACTCCGCGAATGATTAGGATAGTACCTACTTGTACTGTTAGTGTGTCGTTCTTTTTTGCCGTGCAATATGTTTCATAACCTTCAATGAAGTTTCCAGTACCCGTAGAAATGGTTACGGGAACCTCTTCAAGAATCGCCTTGAATTTGGTTCCCGTAGAGGTTTGGATCATTTCACCGAAAGCATTTAAAAACACATCACTTTGTGAGTTAGTAAATGCTCTCATAATTATTAAGCCGCTAGTTTAACAACTAGGAATGCTTCTTCATGTGCTACTGCATGGTCGATATACGCGAAGGTACGTAGTACGATGCCTTGTGATGCACGTAGAGTAGTATCATCGCGATCTACACTTAGGCCACCCCATGAACTAAGAATGACATTAGAGAAGTCACCGAAGATAATAGAACCTGCTGCAACTTGAGTAGACTCAATTACTTTTACAGAATCACATAGGTATGCGTCAAAGCGATAGCCTTCAATCATGAATTTAGCAGCAGTGTTACCACCAACTAGGGTAGAACGTAGTACAGCAGCGGTAGTAGGATGCACGATAGCAACAACTTCATCGATACGTACATTAGCAGCAGCTAGTTTAGCTAAAGCATCTTGTACTGCTTTCTGATCAATAGCAGCCGCTAGAGTTTCAGTAGGAGCAACTGCAACGATTTGTGCTAGGATTTCTTTTTCTAGTTTTAGACCAGCACCACGTACCATTGCATTTTGTACATAACGTTCTGCGGTATCAGCAGACTTAATTAGAGTACGAGTGATTGGAACGGAACCACTAAAGGTTTTTGGTTTTAGTACAATCTTTTCAAAGTTAGCATCAACTAGAGGGCTATCCGCACCTTCTTCAATGAATGCAAACATTGCGGTGAAATCAGAAGATAGTTTTGGTAGTACTAGATTACCTTCACCTTCAAGACCTGAATAAGTTTGAATAGGTAGTTGTGCAAATACAGAGTTAGCACGTAGTACATCGATGTATGAATCTACATACACTTCTTTAACTAAAGCACCACCAGTAGCAGGAGCGGTAGAGGTTGCACGTAGTTGGGTTACTGGTACTTCAACGCGAGCACCTTCGAATGGTTTTCCTTCGGCAGCTTGACGAATAAGACCATTAATTACAGATTTTTCCATTTTGTTTTCCTTAACGTTAGGATTTTTGTTATTTGTATTTAGTGAACGTTTGAAATCAGTAATTGAAATTCCGTTTTCAATTGCTTCTGATACGTCAACTTTTAGTACAGCACCAATAGATTCAAGTTCGCGTTTACGTTCTAATTCTGCTTCATCTTCCATTTCTGGTTCATCAGCATCATTATCAGTATCGATATCGCGTGTATCTTCATTTTCTACTGGATCATTACTATTTAGTGTTTCTGGTTCTACACCATAATTTTTTAGCTTAGCTAATAGATCTGGACGCTTTGATAGCATCTCTTCTAATTCACCATCACTTAGTTCAATGTTTGTCACACCACCATTTTCATCATTAGCAGTAACTAATGTTTCTTCAATATCGTATGATTCGTTATCTAGGCGGGTTTCTTCCATTCCCTCTTGTTCTTCCATGAGTCTTTCCTCTGTAGTAGTTTCATTACTACTATTTAGTGTTTCGTCCTCATGGGCTTCTTGTAATTCATCTTCTAATACATCACGTATAATACTGTCGCCCATTGAACGACCAATACCAACGGTGGCATCAGCAGGTACAGTTACTAACGAGATTTCATAGATTTCATAATTAGTGACAATAATATTATTGCCGTCCATGCGGTAATCGTAGATGTTATACCCGATGGATACATGACTTAGGATTCCTTCCTGAATCATTCCCCACATGGTACTACCTAATCCTACTTGTGAAATTTGTAGGGTTGCACGACCTACGCGATCAGAATCCATCTGTGCTGATACAACGGCACCAATTAATTTATCGCGATCGTGATTGAATAGTACTGCACCCTTATTATTAAGGCGGGATAGGTCTACGTTTTCTTCGCCACATAATAGGATTTCATAATATAAATCATCATTAATCATTCTACTTACTGGTACTTCACTACAGAATGCAACTTCTACTGTATTAGTATCGGCATTAATCGCCCGTACTGGTACTGTTAGTTCCCTCTTCTGGTTGAGTTTCTTCAATTCCATTTGAAACGTTTTCCTTATTTTGTATTTCCTTTTCTTTTTCTATCTCTTCTAGGGTTATGCGTGGATCACCACCCATTTCACTAATGATTTGAGTTTTAGATTTTAGCCCTGCATCAAGTAGCATAATTTCGGCTTGAATATCCTTAGTAGGATCTAGAGAAATTGGTTTTACTGGAATGTAACGAGCACAAATAGCATCATCAAAATCAGAGAATGAAATATTCAAACTACTACTATTTATCATTTCGTTCTTCATCCACTCAAGATAGATTGGTTTTAGTACACGACTGATTAGTACATTACTACGAGTTCTAAAGGTTGTTGCCTGTAGGCGTTCGGCTAACTTGGCTGCACTAAATGAAGCATCAGCAGTACTACCCATTAGACTTTGTTTAGTGACGTTTAGACCCATTGAAATTTGATCCATTAACTCACTAGTAAATTCACCGATTTTATCAGCACCATTTGAAGGGCTTACAGTTTTGATATCCTGGTTTTTACCCAATTCAAATACTGCACCTGCTTCAAGATATTCATTGTAGGTTGCCGTGATATCAGACTCACCCGCGATTAGTTCTACCTGGTCAGTATCGTTATTGTTATTAGTAATATAAGCAGTAGTACTAGCTGAAATTCGTTTGGCAATTAATGCCGCCTCAGTGAAGTTCTTCAAATCTTCCATAGTCTTACTGGTACTAATCATATCTGGTACGCCTCGTTCCTGACCTTGTTGGTCTGGTATGAAGTAATGACAGATTTCATTAGCTGGAATGATTTCAAATGCTGTTGCGTTGTATGTGTACGTGATCGGATTATAAATGCAGAAATAATAATTTACTGGTTTGTGACACTGGTTAAACTCAATACCATTTGAAATATAGTTTCCGTTGTCTAAAAATTGGTTATTCAATTGAGTTAGGCGAGCACCATCAATGATTTCAAGTTTAATAGCATTATTTACATTATGAATACGGATAAAACATTCACCATCCTGTACACGTACTTTCTCTACTGTCTGTTGGAAGATATCGAACGTCATAGAACCATCGAGACTAAAGCGATCTGGATCATAAGCCCAACGGTCAAAACGTTTTTCTAACGTATGGCTTAGGTTCTGTAGTTCGTCTGGTGTTAAACCCTCAATTGTTGGCGACGGTTTAATGTAAACGCCCTCTGCCCCTACTACGCCATCTACCGAAAGGTTCATGTACTTACGGCCTAGAGGATTCTTTAGTACTGCCTCACGTGAAGCATTACGCCAATCACTAAGGAACCATCTAATCAAGTTGTTGATATTTTGCGAGCCAGTACCGGCGGTAAAACCAAAGTTAATGACTGGAGTACTCATTCCACGCACGGCCTGTAGATCACGCTTTAGGTTAGTTTGAGGTTTATCAATTAATCTTTTCTGACTTGGTTTTGCTTTTGGCTGCGGCTGTTGCTGTACTGGTTGTTCTTTCTTTTTCCAAATCATTATCGTGTACCCCATCTGTTAGGATAATTAGGATCACGAAACACGGTAATACTCTTGATTGGCTTCCCATTTCCATTTACTGGTTGATCATTCATACTCGCCCAAAGAGCATTTGCACGTTTGATATAACGAATACGCATATTTTCAAGATTAGAAAGTGTTTCACTAATTAGAGTTTTATTATTAATTGTTGCTGAGTAAACACCACCACCAGCTACGCGAGCTTCAATCACTGCATCAATTTCTTTGATTAGATTAACTAGCTGTGAATATTCACTTGTGTATTTAGCAGGGTTGATTATTTCAGATACAAAGTTTGTTGTTTTACTACCGCTAATCTGTACACAAAATAGTTTGTCATTACTATCAGTCATATCTAGTGTAAGGGTAAAATCCTTTTGCACTGAATACGAATTAGTGAGAGTAATTGAATTACCCCCACTTAGATAGTTAACAACTAATGTAGTACTGGCGGGGAGTGTTATCTTTTGATCATATGGCACTGTTAGCATATAGATCTTTTCTGGTAAAATATTTGCCATTTTAATTTCCTTACTTACCGAACCAGTTATTGCCATCTCTACGCCTTGTAGTTTTGGTTGCTGGTTTTGAAATCGGTTTGGTTTCTTCCTTATTTATTACTGGAGTATTTATTACCTCTGGTGTTTCAATACTATTAACTGTAGATTTAAATTCACGTAGTTTTCTATATGGCTTTGTAGTTCCTAATTTACTCACTGCAAATTCACGTGCTATCAATGAATAACAAAGACAGTCCAAGGTTTCGTTCCTCTTCTGCCCTTGCTTCAATCGCCATTGAAGTTTACCGCCTTTGGGTTTTAACTCTTCACTGGTTAACTGCTCAAAGTAATCATGAGGAATGGAACTACTGAAATGTAGTCGCGTAGGTGCAAGTTCTGGTTCATCACTCAATAGATGGTTAAGTAACTTACGGATCGTTAACTTACCTTCATGAACGTTTAGTACCTGTAGCTTGTAACCAGCCTCTGTTGATTTCTTAAACAATGGCGATGTAGTCGAGCTGGAACCTTTGATAGGATGATACTTAGACCAGCGAGCCGTAAAGCGTTTCACTGTCTCTGTTGCGTTACCATTACTGGAGTCAACAAACACGGCAAGTGTCGGTACTGTTCGCCCTATTGCTGTCTTGAAGTTCTGGCGGCAAAACTTATCTAAATCTTTCCATGCTGTAGCCTCAAGCTTTGTACAGTCGTGACTATAGAAAAACTCATGACCACATACCCAGGCATTCTTATCGTCAAATGCAAGTACTGTAGCTTCTAATCGGTCAAGCTGTTGATCGGCTCCGATTACAATACCTAATGCTTTTTCGGGTATGTTATGAATAGTAAATGAATTATCCTTTGTTTGTTCTAACTGGATAATATCTAATTCTTTTGCATATTCATCTTCCCAGACCTCACCCAATTCATTATTCATGAATGTTTGAAGATTGAATGAGTACAAAGCATCTGCGTACTTACTTACCATTTCTTCAATAGTATTCAATGGTGAGTACATGCGGCTGATTTGATAACCTACTACACCCTTTTCACCATTGGGATTTGTTGCAATCCAGCGGCCTTTATTTACCATCTGGTGGCGTGTGTGTTCGTCTATGTGCTCATTACAATGAGGACAAACTAACTTTGCAGTAGTTGAATCTGGAATCGCTCTACCGTTTTCAATTTGTTTGAATTGAAATTTAACTTGTTCCCATTCAAACTTGTATTCGTGACCGCAAGTATGAGTAACAAACCAATAGCGTTTATCTGAGAGATTAAACTCAGAATTAATTAAATCATTCTTGAATAGTGGAGTGCTGGCAACTACTACTAATGAATCATCACCAAAGGTTGATGTACGTGCTTCGGCTAATTTAATTGGATTACCCTCTTCGGTAATCTCAACATTTGAAACTTCATCCAATAGAACGGTACTGCAAGTAATACCACGCAAGTTACCTGGGGTATTAAGGTTCAACCAATAGATGAACGTACCATTTTTTAATTCTGTTTGTTTGGCATTGTTCGCTGCGTTCTTATCGCTTTTATCTGTGACTAACTTTGACAGTGCTGGACTCGTTTCAACGGCTGGCATGAATTTACCTAATCGAAACTTTTTAATCTCGTCAGCACTACTTGAAGCAAAAGCAAAGTTAGCAGGATCATTTGCCATCTTATTAAATGCTATTGCTGTCATTACTTGAGTTTTAAGTAATTGTGAACATGCCTGAATAACTATCTTTTTAGTACTACGATTTTGAGCTATATCCATTGGTTCGCGTTGAAAAGCAAATGGGATAAAATCAAGTCCCATACTTGGACCATCAACAAGTTTAACTATACCTTGTGATATCCACTCAGAGGTTTTCTGAATCTTCGGCGGTTGAATCGTTGGTAGTACTCTCCGAAGTAATATCGTTAATTTCTTTTTGTTCTTTTTGTTCTTTTTCTGGTTCTGTTCCATGATTTAGTATTTCTTCATCCTCCGGTAATTCGAATTCCATTTCGCCTAATTGATATAAATTGGTATCAATAGTTTCGCGTAATTTGTCGCGTAAATCTTTTGCATCTTCCATTGCAAATAGTTCAAGATAAATTTTTGATGGAATAGAACGAATGGTGTTTTTAATTTGATATAGATATTCTGTTAGTACCTGTTCTACATATTCAGTACTGACAATAGTATTTTCCTTTTCGGCTAATTCAAATTCTGCTAAACTAGCTTCTGCTTTTAGTTTCTTTAGTCGCTCTTGCTCAATCTGTTCTTTGATATCGGTTTCTCGTAGTGGTCTTAGTACGTTCTCTACAATCCACGTTCTTGTTTCTGCTTCTGTAGAGTTCTCACCACATGGCATACCTTTATCTCTCCATTGACGTACTGTGGATTCGTCATAGCCATATTGTTTAGCCAATGCGTTTAAGCTAATTGGTTTCATAAAAAATTCCTTATGCATGTTTTATGCATTATTTATTCAATTTCGGTTCGGGTATGTATTAGTTTTTAAAATATATTTAAAATAATGCGTGGCCGAAAACACGCCCACTTTGGGGTAGATGCGGAGTACCTTACGTGATATTACTATCTGACAATAAACTTTATTGCAGTGAATGTTTTATAATGTTACATTCATATTAATTTCATAAAAGGATGATTAAATTGATTAAAAATGTCTACTTCGATGAGTCAGGATTCACTGGTAATAACTTACTTTCAAAAGATCAGCCTTATTTTAGTTACGCAGCGGTAGTAACTGATGATGAGGAAAGCAAACAGTTTGTTGATTATATAATACAGAAGTATTCTATAACCGCTGGGGAGTTGAAGGGAAGCTCCCTCGTAAACAGCAAGAAATGGCAACCAGCCGTAGATGAAATACTTTGTCATTTTCGCGGTCGTATGCGTGTCGTTGTAAACGAAAAGAAATATGCTCTTTCAGGAAAGTTTTTCGAATATATTTTTGAACCAGTGTTAGCAGCTAAAAGCTCAATATTCTACGACCTCAAATTTCATTTATTTATATCTAATATAATGTATTTTTCTTTGATAGCTAAAGATGAACATTCTGAATTATTACACTCAAGATTTGAGGATTTTTCACGGGGTAAGATTTTAATCGATAACTTTATCGAACCAGTTGCTGGTATCAAAGACTCGGAAATAATGTTAGATATTCATGATTTTGCTAAGCATAACATCGCAAAAATTCAAGATGAATACGATAGCCTAGAAGGTACTGGTATTGATAAGTGGCTATTAGACTTGACTACAACATCTCTTCATAATCTTTTATGCGATATTAGTAGCAATTTCGGCACATTGAGGGCCATATGTGATAGTTCAAAACCATTAATAACCAATCTTGATTCATTCAATCGTATGATTGGTAATGATAAAATAATATATCAAACATTTAATAATAAAAAAATCCCAATAACATTTAAATTGTCTGAGCCTGTGATCCTGTCTGATTCTAAAGTCACACATGGTATACAAATTGCTGATGTAGTAGCTGCCGCTAGCATTTATGTTCTTAATAAAAAAAAGTCAAAAGAAAAATATCATTCTAAATGGCTTAATCTCTTTGAAAAAGAAATTTACTATTGGCAATGCTGTGTTGTTCCCACACCAGAAAATCTCGAACCTAATAATGTTAACAATTACCTTAATAGATACATCCTACAAGAAATTGCGGAGCGAAGCAGAAAGTCAATACCGATATTGGATGAGATTGAAAAAGATATTTTAAGAATTTCAAGAACATTAGCCCTGTTACGCTAATGGATATATCCTCGTGTATTCTTTGTCAAGAATAGCATGGGGATATATTTACCCTACTTGACGTGTTTTTTATATTGCTCAACGTTTTTAGTTCTATCTTCACGTATGAAGCATCCAGTACTGATATTGTCGGTCTGGTATATCTTGTTATACGGGCATTCACTTTGAAACTGTGGTTTGTAGTACTTAACGCCGTTACGCTCACCTGATGGGAACATAACCGTTGTGTAATGTCCATCGACCGTACCAACTAATTCCTTATCCATAAATGCAGTGTTCCCGCATTTTGGATTTCTGTTTAACACTTACTTTCTAAAAATGGAAATTTTTTTAATAAATTAAAAAAAAGACCATACCTACGGCACAGTCCTTATTCAACGCTAAAAAATATAAAATTTACAGATTAGCTATTCTGGCTTGAAAGTTTATAAAAGTGGTCTGCGTGAATCCATGCGGCATAGAAGCAAGGCAGTAGTACAACCATTTTAATATCAAACCCGAATACGAATTGTAGTAAAATACCCGTCACTGCATACACTAGGACAAAGTATCCAAAAGATAATCCACGTCTCATTAAACTACTATCCAGATTAAACTTTCCTGCCAATCCTTTAGTGAATGGAGTTAGGCACATGCTAATCATGCCACATGATAGTGCTGTTAAGAATAACGCGATAATTTCAAGGAAAGAAATGCCGCTCCATTGATAACCCTGATAGATAACCGTTATGATTGCTATCACTATAAGACCAACAAAACCTTTAAATACTTCTTTAATCTTCTGTTCTGTAATCATTCTACTATTCCATTAACTGGAATTACTGGTTATGTAATTCCTATAGTTGTATTTGTGTTTACTTCTCTTTTATCATAATACCCAGAAATGTAACCCAGGCGGCCTTCACGAATATAAGACACAGTACTTGTAATATCCGTTTAATTAATTTTATCATATGGCCACTCACTGCAAAACTGTAGTTTATAGTAGTTGACACCATTGCATTCACCAGCGAATGTATATCCATTGGCAGATCCATGTTAAAATGCCGTACTTCTCACGCTTTAAAACAAACGTCACCCCTGATATGAGAAGTACGGCATTGGTTATAATACTACACCTAAAAATAATATGAACATAAAAAATTGGAATCGAGCATTGCTAACAGTAGTACTAACCCTACTTTTCCTTGTAGGATTAGTGTTGATTAAAATATTACTTCACGGGAGTAGTAAATTGGAATGGGGTTCTGTTAGTGACTGGGTTAGTGCACTTTGTAATATTGCTATGGCAGGGGCTGCTGTCTACGCAGCATGGAATGCCAACTCTTGGTTAGTTCAAAAGCAATATGAATCTGCGTCAAAGCACATATCTAACCTATTAGAGGAAAGAGATAAAATAATCGGTAAACTTTCAACTTTATATTTTGATATAGCAACACTACATGGATGTGAAGAAAAAATAATAGAGTTCACAACAGATGTTAGGCAGCTTTCTGCTAGAATATTTCTCCTAAAAAAAACATTGGATGCTTGCAATCGCTGGAGTGTAATCGTCCCAAGTAAGCTGTACGATGATTATAAATTACTCCTAGAGTACTGCAATGTCTGCCTAGATTTATCCATTGAAGCAAATCCTATTAACCATCGACTTATTGTTAAATTAGACGAACTAAGGGAATATATTAATGAAAACTCTGAATTTTTGAATAAACGAATTGATGAAATTTTTGTATTCCCAACTAAGCTTCTATCATGATGTTATTTGACACTCTTGGTTGTTTATGGTTCGGTCTAGTACATTTTACTCAAATTATTCCTAAGTCTTATTGATATGAAAAACATAGAACTCATTCATTCATTAACTAAACTTGTTGCATTAATCATAATTGCTGTAGTTATTGTTTTTATAATTTTGGGTCTTCTTATTATTTTTCCTAGCAAGGATGCTTATTCTTTTAGCAATATTACTGATATACTAAGTGCACTATCAACTTTCGGTACACTTGTAGTTGCTTATATGGCTTATAAAGCAGCTCCAGACTGGTTACAAAACAAGAAAAAAGAAGAAGGACTTAAACATGTTACTGAATTAATGGCAGGTTATGAAGATTGCTCAAGCAAAATAATGGCGATTCACAGTCAACTTGTTGGATTGAATACGCAAAGCCCAGACTATCCAGTTATAAAAAATGAGATTGCAAATAATGCTCATCAAATTATAGATTTGATTCAGAAGCTGACATCTTGTTCAAGATGGAAAATAACATATATTGACGAGGTTAGGGATTCATTCTCAAGGCTTCTAGGGTTTTATAATCAATCCCATGTGTACTTAATATTACTTGATACACATGCGAACAATCACAATATAAAATTACTTGAAGATATATCAAACCTAAGAGATAAAATAGCAAGTGACGCTACTATACTTAAATCTGAACTTGATACCCTTTTCACTTTCCATAAATAAAATTTTAATACCCGCACTTAAATATTGATAGTATAAGCCCCGCAAGGGGCATTCATTAATGCACTTCAACTTTCCCGTATACATTCTTTCTTATTCTCACGACATAGTTTTAATACTTCTTTAGCAAGCGAAAATTTTTAATCAACCTATAAACCCTTGACTCAGACAGTTGATTTAGTGCAGAATCACGCCAGGATTCCCCGTCAATATAATTTAACTTAAGTCTTAGGGGGGGTATTCGATACTAAAATTAGTAATTCATGATACTTTATACTTACTGCCTTATCATACTGATTATTTCATCAGCCAGATGACTACGTCTAATGCGTCCACCGGACTATGATAATTCGTATTCCCCGTGGATTTCATTCATTACCCGTTGAATTGTTAGTAGTGGTTGGATTGCCATAATAGTACTGAATTGAAATAATTCATCTTCCCCACACTTACTTAAATCGGGTAGTTCTTCTACCCGTCCTGCATTGATTTCTTCCATTGAATATTTTCCGCTATCACGTTTTAATACTACACGTAGGTAACCATCGTAGTACACTACTGAATCACTAAAGATGCATATAGTAGTGTTATTGTCATAGCGGTATCGATGGAATAGTTCATACTCGTCTATTCCTTGTAGTTTCATTTTAGATTTTCTACGATTGCATCAAGTGCTTCTTTTTCTTTTAGTAGGGTTTCGTATTGTTCCCGTACTAAATCATTGTCCATGATTGCAAGTACATCTTTTAGCGACTGTATTTTACGTTCAATATCAAAACTTTTTGTAATAGCTCGACCACGAATAATAAGTTGTAGTGAATCACCATCTAATACCTCTGCCAGTAGGATTTGCAATAGTTGAGATTCATCGGTACGAGTACCCGGTTTTTGTGTGAGTGTGATTTCAATTTTGTTTAGTTCGTTCATAGGTTTCTCCTGTGATGTTTTATATTACTATTTAGTGATTAGTGACCAATAGTACTCTTTAGTAGCTCTCATATTGAATTCACTGTTTAGGTGAGTATATGAGGGCATACTTCCATTCTTATTCCTGTACTGCTCTATGTAGTCTATAAGCATTTCCAGCTTAGTTGGGCTTACCTGTGGGCTGTCAGTCAGTTTAGAGCGTTTGGGTTTATTATAGAGGCCATCACTACGGCCTCCTTGCTTCTGGATGTGTGTACGTAGTGTTGACCACTTGGCGGGTTTGTTTTTCATTGGTGCCTCCTTCGGCGGGTTCGGACTGGTGCGGGACTGCCTCACTGCGTAGGCGTCCAACTCCAAATCACTTTGAATAATTACTTTGATAGTCGTTCTTGGGTTTAGTTACTTTGAAATGCGTAGCCAGTACTGAAAAGATCGCTTTGGTAGTAATCACTTCCCCAGTACTGGGTTCGGAGAGCGAGAGCGAGAGCGAACAAAACGCTTGCGTGGTTTCGAGCTACTGCGAGAAAAACGCAAAGTTACGATCTAATATTTGGTTTTTATAGAGACTAACGAGCAAAGCGAAGTTAGGCTCTTTAGAGACTGAATATCAGTAAGGCACATATACTTTCAAAGTTAAGAGTGGGAGTTGATATTATATTAAGTGTCCGTTTTGCTCAAAAAAAATCCTATAAAGGCCGTTTTAGGCCGTTTTCCTGCATATTTCTGTGACAAAAACGGACACGGGACTGAATCACTTTTTACGTTCATTTAGGTACTGTAGAAGTGCTTCTTCGGTCATTCCTGCATCGAACCAGCGTTCTATTGATTGCTTCTGTGCTCTGGTTAGTACTACCTCTTCTACTACCTCTACTACCATACCCCGTATAAGCTCCTGTCCGGCCTTAGAAGCCTCTCTAATCGCATTACCATAGCGGCGGTGGGTTCGTTCATCTAAAGGCTTGTAGTCGCTTCCAAAGCTCTTTAGGAGTGCTGTATTCCATTCACCATTTGGTAACTTCATAACATTGCGTAGATACTGCTTTTCTACTTTAGAGGCTGCTACTTTGATTAGTTCTTTGTATTCCTGTTCAATACGAAAACCTTCAATGATCCGTCCAACTTCTTTGTTGTTTATCTCGTCTGCTTCTTTCAGTACTATAAACATGAACAACGGATTTAGGCCACGCCTTGAACCAGTTAGACCAAAGTCTTTAAACTGGTTGATAATGTCTTTGATCTCTTTGTTGTCGTTAAACTTCTTCACGTTTTCCATGAATTCTTTTACTGGTACGTTGTTTACTTTATTAGTCATTATTTTTCATCCTTTATATGCGTGCTACCTACACTGCGTAGGTGATAATGTTTGACTAGTACTGATTGGATATTTTCTAAATCTGTGAAGTTGATATAAGAGCAATCATATACAAGTGACTGTTGAAATTTTTCATCTTCTTCCATTTCTTCAATATTTGGTAAAGTTGCAGTACTAATTAATTCATCATTTACTATAACTTCTAACGTGAACTGTGATTTATCAAATCGGTTATAAATCAAAGTCACTATAATTTGTTCTTTGTGAATGTAGTTAGATTCATCAAAAGGTACATCACTAATAACATACTCTTGTGAATCACCATCATTGAACAAATCGTAGTACTGATTGTCGTACTGCTTTAACTTCTTTAGTGGTTTGTAAAAGTATCTCGTTTTACTGTACTGTACTTTTTCTATAATAGTATCAATTAATTCCATTTAATTCTCCAATATAAAAAGCCCCATTGCGGGGCTTAGCCTGTGTGTTATTTAGAAAGATTCAGTAAAGTTGCCTTGGTAAATACAACATAACAATAAGACAATTTTTAATTCTTTAACGTTGTAGTGTTTTCTCCCACTACAACGTTTTTTATTTCTTACTTCTTCTCCCTCGGTTGTTGCAGTTTTCTTTACGTGTAACCCATCTTAGATTGGTGTAATGATTATTACTTTTATTCCTATCTATGTGATCCACTTCTAATCCATCTTCTGTTTGATCTCCCCAGAAAGTAAAAGATACTATTCTATGTATATATTCATGACCATTCTCTAAATTGTATCTGATGTACCCAGACTTCATTACACTAGGCTTTAGGATTCTGCCCTTGCCTATGGTAGTGTAGATTTCCCCATATTCAGATACAATATAACGATTGTTCTTCGGGTATATCTCCCACTCATAACCAGAACATATTGTAAGTCTATCTCTTACTTCCTCTAACTCTATTTGTGTTTTTGTCATTTTTCTATCCTTGATAAATTGCACTAACATTCCTTGTTAGTACTTCCATATACTCAATAAGGGTGAGTATTAAACCCCATACTTTACTTTAGTATGATAAGTTAATTTATTAAGCACTGAATTATCGCAGGTCGTGATTTGCCTTTAACTTCTGATATCAGTTCGTCTAATGCCATAATTTGTCTTTCATTTAGTTTCACGCCTACTTGGTGCTGTTTTACTTCTTTCTTCATATATCTTTTTTTCCTTTTTTGGGATGAGAAAAAACCCCATAGATTTTATGGGATAACTCCATAGTTATTTTGCTTATTTTTATTATTGTACAAAATATGCATTTTGTCCCAACTTTATACACTTATTTATCATTTTTTGATGATAACCATCCATAAATGTGTTTTTTAACGGCGGGAATGTGGATTGGAAAGGTAATCACTACTAGACACATAAACACAATGTAGAATAGTAGTGATAGCGGGAAGATTACCGTAATGTAAAGTACTGTTGCGATTAGTTCTGTTATAAAGTTCAT